ACTTAGGGTCATCCTGAAATTTCTTGATGTTAGATTGCCTCTCATCCTGTGGCGTGAGTCCATAATAGTCAACAATGGAGCCCGGACCATGGACCTTAACAACTTCTTTAATAATTTCTGTAATATCATATTGATAATGAGCCCAGATAATAGCTTTGCCTTCTATCTCTTCTAATACATTCATTAACTCGGTTATTCTGTTATTAGGAAGAGGCTGAGTAGCCCCATCATCAGAAGTAAAGTGACCACATGTAATTTGGTGTAATCTCATTAATTGAGTAAGAGCATTAACTGTTGTAACTTTTTTACCATTCAGTGTAGCCAATGCTTCTTTTTTCATTTGATCATATACCTTAAATTGATCAGTGCTTAATTTTATATTTCTTTTCATATAAATTTTATCTGGTAAATCCAGACAATCTTCTTTTAATACTCTATAAGAAAAAGGTTTTAACTTATCGGATAATTCACTTAAATTTTTAAACCCAGCCACTAATTCAATTTTACGGCCAGATATATTAGCAGTTTTCATAATGGCATATCTCATTCTAAATGAATAATAAGATTCATGATTTAAATGGAAAGGATCTAAAAAATAACATTGAGTAAATAAATCTAAAGGATTTTTAGTAACAGGTGAACCTGTCATAATTCTTCTGTATTTAGTTTGATCAGCTAAAGATATAATGTTTTTAGTTCGTTTAGCTTTAGGATTTTTAATAGTAGTACTTTCATCAATGGCCATTAATGTATTGTGACAAGATAAAAATCTTTCTGCAAACTCCATTCCTTTAGTAGTACTAAAGGCTTCAACATTCATAATTAAAATATGAAGTTCTTCTTCTGGTTCAAAAAGACTATCTAATTTTTCTTGTTGTGTTTTAGTAATATTAGATTGCCATAATACGGTCACATTTTCAATATGATTAGGTAAGTGATTAGGAAGCTCTTGATTATACCAAGTTCCAACTACACCTTTAGGGGCAATAATTAAAGCACCATCAACTTTGCCTTTATCATAAAGCATAGCTAAATTGTCTATTAATACTTTTGTTTTACCTGTACCCATTTCCATAAAATAAGCGTAGGTTTCTCTGTTCCATGACTTTTCTAACGCGGTCAATTGGTGCGCGTATGGTTTCATTTTAAATTTATATTTCATAATTTTTCTTCTTTCTAGTTGACAATATAATAGCGAACCACTATATTGTCAAGCATGAAAGAAAATATAGTTTATGTCATACAAGAAATTCCTGGAACAAAATCTGGTAATCCTAAAATTAATATTATGGGTGCATCTGATTATGGTAAAATAAAATTTTTACTTCCAGAACTTTCTCAAATAATTTTTTCTCCTGGTCCTTTAATTTTTAAACTAAAAAATTTAGTCAGAAATTTCAAACCTACGGACTATTTGCTATTAACAGGGGATCCTGCTATAATAGGTGTAGTTTGTTGTTTGGTATCAGACATAACAAATGGTAAATTTAATCTCTTGAAGTGGGATAGACAAGAAAAAAAATACTACCCTATTGAGATTGATGTTTACGGAACAGGAGCAAAGAATGACGATTGATTTTGAAAAGGACCAAGAACAGGTTATAGACAAAACAACAAATATAAATAAACTTGCAGACAAAATACAAGAGATGCAAGCTATACAAAGTGCCATCGAATCAGATGAGCAACAACTTAAACAAAAGAAAAAACATTTAGAAAATTTATCAGGAGAAGTTATACCCACGATGTTATCAGAAATGGGTTTATCTTTTCTTAAACTAGCAGATGGATCATCTGTAGAAGTTAAAACAAATTATAGCGCCACTATTACTCAAGCAAATAAAGAGAAGGCGTTTAACTGGCTTCGTCAGAACGGCCTCGGCGATATCATCAAGAATGAGATTGTCGTCTCCTTTGGACGTTCTGAGGATGACAAGGCATCAGCTTATGCTGAACTTGCGAAGGGTCAAGGGCTCGAACCGACACAAAAGTTGAAGGTAGAGCCTATGACCCTGAAAGCGTTAGTCCGTGAACGATTGGAAGGCGGTAAAGAAATGCCAACGGAAATTTTCAACATTTTTGTTGGAAATAAAACAACAATAAAAAGGAAACAATAAACATGAATAATGTAACAAAAACAAACAGTGGAGCATTAGCAACTGTAAATTTCGAAGCTGATGCAGGTCAAGGTTTGAACATGACGCAAGAAGATCTTGCGTTACCGTTCTTAAAAGTTCTTGGCCAACTATCACCCGAGTGTAACAAGAGGGATGCAAAATATGTCGAGGGGGCAGAACCTGGCATGATTATAAATACCGTGACGAACGAGATTTATGATGGCATGAAGGGGATAGATGTCGTTCCTGTGCATTACAAAAGACAGCACATAGAATGGCAAGACAGAGGTGAGAGTCAAGGAGCTCCAGTAAAAATATACGAAGCTGGTGATGACTTACCAAAAACTACAAGAGACAAGTTTAACAAAGATAGATTATCGAATGGTAACTACCTTGAGAATACAGCTAGTCATTTCGTAGTTGTACTTGGCAAAGCCCCTACAACAGCTTTGATTTCTATGAAAGCTACTCAACTTAAAGTTAGTAGAAAGTGGAACTCAATGATGATGGGTCTTAAGATGCAAGGTAAGAACGGTATGTTTACACCGCCAACATATAGCCATATTTATAAACTAAAAACGGTACAACAGTCTAACGACAAAGGTACTTGGTTTGGTTGGGATGTGTCTAGAGTTGGTCCTATTGCGGATGCAGGTATTTACAAAATAGCAAAAGACTTTGGATCAAATGTTTCCAAAGGCGATGTTAATGTAAAACACGGCGAGCAGGAAACCAAATCCAATTCACCATATTAAATAATTCATTCGATCAGGATGAATAGGTATGGGGCGGCTAAGCGAGAGTGGATCCGCCCTTACCACTGAAAAGGATTTATGAAAGAGTTTGTAGAATTATTTACAGGATTACAGAGAGCGCACGGCTGCACGTACGTTGACAAAAAAGGTGCCGATGGACTTAAAGTAAAAGGTAAGTCTTTTGTAAAAAGAGAACCTGTCGTAGAGCAGCTTTGGCAAAATCATTTAAACGGAATAGAACCTAGTCTAGGTATCATACCAATCAACGAAGACAATAAATGTAGGTGGGGATGTATTGATGTGGATAAATACGACAACCTGGATCACAAACAAATTGTAAACAAAATAAGTGGATACGGCATACCTTTATCTGTTTGTAGATCTAAAAGTGGTGGTGCACATATATTTTTATTTACAACAGAATTTGTCCCAGCAAAACTAATGAGAGACAAACTTATGTCCATCAGTGCAATATTAGGATTTGGTAATGCGGAAGTGTTTCCAAAACAAATTGAATTAAAATCGCAAGATGATACAGGAAATTTTTTAAATTTACCATATTTTAATTGTAAAAATTCAACGAGATACGCCTATGATTTAAAAGGTAGAGCGATTACAATAGATGCTTTTTTATTGGGTGCAAAAGTTAGTGCTCTCACACCAAAAGAATTACAAGATTTAAAAATACAAAGACCACAATCTGAATTTAGTGATGGACCACCTTGTCTAGAATCTTTGACAAGAGAAAAACTAGAAGATGGTAGAGACAGAGTATTATTTCAATACACAGTGTATGCAAAAAAGAAATGGCCAGAAGAATGGAGAAGTAAATTAAGTTCTTTCAATCATAAATATTTTGCAACACCACTTACAGATGATGTCATAGAAAGAAAAAAGAAAGATAACAAAGATTATGGATTTAAATGCACAGAAGAACCTATGTGTAATCACTGTGATAAAACTTTATGCAGAACAAGAAAGTTTGGTATAGGCACACAGGTTTTATTTCCACAGTTATCAGATCTACAAATAGTAAAATTAGATCCACCTATCTACAGATTAAATGTAGATGGAGAAAGAGTAGAATTAAAATCAGAGCAACTACAAGAACAGAGATTATTTATAAGAGCATGCATGGATCAAATCTATAAGTATCCACCAAAACTAAAACCAAAAGATTATGACATAATGATTACATCATTACTAGAAAACAAGGAAATGGTTGAAGCACCAGCAGGTGCATCTAAACAAGAACAGCTATCACAACACCTGGAAAATTACTGTACGATGAGAACTGCAGAAGGATCTACAAAAGAAGATATGGAATCTGGTAACGTATGGAACAAAGATGGCTGTCATCATTTTATATTTAGTGAGTTCTTTCATAAATTTTTACACAGACATAAGTGGACAGAAAAGTATGACGTGACTTTGTTATGGCTACTAGAACATAATGGGTGTGAGCATATAAGAATGACAGTAGGTAAGAAAAAAATATCTGTAATAAAATTAAAAGAATTTGAAAAAGAACAAATAAAAATAAAAGACAGAACATTTAAAAAAGAAGGTGTGTATTGAAAACAATTGTATTAGGACCACCAGGCACAGGTAAGACTACAACTCTATTAAATGAAGTTGATAAGTATTTAAAAGAAACAGACCCAGACAAGATAGGGTATTTTTCTTTTACGCAGAAAGCTGCATACGAAGCCAGAGACAGAGCAATGTCTAAGTTTAATTTTAGCGAAGATGATCTTCCATATTTTAGAACACTACACTCATTGGCATTTAGAAGATTAGGAATAAAAAAAGAAAACGTAATGCAACGTAGACACTACGAGGATCTTGGTAAAAAGATGGGTATGATGGTTGATTATCATGAGTATGACAATGAACACACAGGATTATTTACAACTAAAAGTGATTTACTGCGTATTGTACAGATAGCAAGATTAAGAGGCATCACACCAGAACAACAATATAATTTAAAAGAACATACACAAGATATAAAAGTAAAAGATCTAAAACAATTTGTACATGATTTAGAACAGTACAAGAAAGATTATAACTTAATTGATTTTACTGACATGATTACAGAATTTGTTAAAATGGATAGATCTCCACGATTTGATGTAGTTTTTATAGATGAAGCACAGGACTTATCTCGAATGCAATGGGATATGGTTGATAGTTTTAATACACAAGATTCTTTTATTGCAGGTGATGATGACCAAGCAATATTTAGATGGGCTGGAGCAGACGTAGATTCTTTTATAGCCTTAAAAGGACAATATCTACCACTAACACA